CTTTTCAATATTAAGGATGCGAGTGAAACTGTTGTCAATAGCGGCAGTATAATACGCAAAAGGGTTCTGCGATTTTGATTCATCGAATTGTAGTCCTATCTGTGATAATTGTAGCAGGGCTTGAGAGCGCATTTCGTCTACGTAGGTATAGCCACGCCAGTTAAATCTCATGCTGTATCTTTCGCAGAGTAACATATAGCTCTTGGCTAATTTTTTAGTTATCTCTCCGTCTAAACAAAACTCTCCAGTGTCCATGTCACCTTTCCAGTGTGACTTACCAACACATACAAGTTTTTCTTCGTCGTCGATTAGTTCAAACTTAAAATGTTGATAGGGAGGAAAATTACATTTGCTGTGATGATCGCCTCGATTTTTTGGAGTCTTTTTACGACCCGGTTCAAGAGGCACATGATCATGTGTCATAATTCTAAACACAACATCAGTTTTAGCGACTTTTTTGTAGTCGATTTCGACCTCTGCTAGTTTAGTTTTTGGATTAATCGTTTGAGCTTCTGCCAGTGCTAAATGACTAAGACGTAGAGCCTTGGTTCGTTTAGCATCAGCAATAGTTCTGATATTAATTTTATCTATGCTAGGTAAAATCAAATCGTAGTCAGAATATTCTGGTTTGGTATAACTACTATATTTGTTTTTACTTAAATGAATTTCTTTTAACAGTTCTTTATTAGTAAGATACTGTTTTGCTAGTGGGTTTGCTTGTGATGTTGCCATAGACTAATAATAACACATTTTTATTACTGCTGTCAAGTCTTTTTCATTAACACTATACATTATTTTACTATAAATACTATTATGAGTGTATATTTACAAGCAACGAATCCTATCGGCGGACTTACCAAATTGGTATTTCCGTTCACGCCTCAAATCGAATATAGCACAGATGTCAAATATGACATGTATAATACCACACATACCAATTACCAATTAAATGGATATACTAGAACTGATAATCCAATTATTAGTATGACCTGCAAGTTCAGTGCTCACACAACCGAGCATTTTAAAATCAGTGAATTCGCACTTCGTTTTTTGCGAACTTATACTAAAATGAATTATGGTAGACAGGACAATGACAGAGGACAACCTCCTAGAATATTAAGATTTTTTGCTCACGGTAATAGCATGTTTAATAATGTTCCAGTGGTAATTAATAAATTTTCAATGACATTTCCTGAAGATGTTGATTATGTAAAAGGATCAATTGGCAATGATGGTGATTCAATAACTAAAACAGATGTTGTAAGATCTCCAAAGGTTCCCAGTGATCAGTTGGCACAAAAACAAGTAAGTGAAAACAGCGTAACTGGTGAAATATACTTGCCAATTTTATTTTCAATTAATATTGGCCTACTAATGCAACAGAATATGTATAATGCAGTCAGTGAATTTAAGTTAGAAGATTTTGCTCTAGGAAAATTAAGTAGTAAAGGATACATTTAATCATGCAGGGTAAATCAAAACCAATTTACAATAATCGAAGTTTCCTTAAAAATACTGAGTTCAAAAACTTTTATCTAAACACTAGTCAGTTGCCATCTATATCACTGGCAGTTGGTGATAGAGTTCAAGTTCCTCCTGAATGTGAAAATAGAATTGATTTGTTCAGTTATCAACAATATGGCTCTAGTAGATTATGGTGGGTCATTGCATTGGCCAATGCCGATATTATCAAAGATCCTACTTGGGATTTTAAATCTGGCATGATAGTATTTGTTCCTCGAGACGCAAATTTGACTTCTAGCACAGGAGGAATCTAATGACTACGCCGGTGTCGAGTCTTTTTGGACCAAGAGAGTTGTTCGGAAGATCGTATCATCAAGGTATTGATTATGCAACTCCTATTGGCAGTCCTATATATAATAATAAAGAATTAAGAGTGGTATATGCAGGTGAACAACGAGGATTTGGTAATGTGGTCAGAGCAGTTGATAATCAGGGAACAGAATATATATTTGGACATTTAGATAGTATACCAACAGGAACTAAATCAGGTGCTAGACTACCTTCTGGAAGTCTTATTGCTCACACAGGAAATTCTGGAGACAGCACTGGGGCACATTTACATTATGAAGTTCGTCGAGGTGGTAAATCTGTTGATCCGCTGACTACAATTGACCCTACAACAGGAAAACCCTACGAAAACAATGCGACATTTGAACCAGGCGGATCATCATTGAGAAACAGCACAGCAAAAAAAGATCCAAATTACAAAGCTCAAGGAAAAGATACTGCACCTGTGCCTTCCTTGGATGGTAGTGGTCGAAGAAATGCAGAAGCAGATCAGCGCACTAGAGGTTTAAATGTTGCTCCTGAATTAAAAGGCGAACCACCAGTTATGACAAGATCGAGTCCAAGAACAGTAGTACCTAGAATAAATCCTTTATTGAAATTAGGTGACAAATAATGGCACATACATATTATACACGATTAACGTTAGTACATCCTCAGGCAGCAAGTTTATTGGATCCTAGAATGGGTGTAGTCATTGCTGAAACAGCCACCACTGGTAGATTCATATTATCAGACATGTCATGGGAAAGTGCTGTCAGTCCAAATGCACTTACAACTGTGGCATTTAATACCACAGGCGATTTAAAAATTATTGAACCTTTGGGTATGAGTTTATTTGACTATATTCGTGCCGCGGCCTTTGAAGTAGGTATAGAAAATCACATAGATGCTCGTTTTTTAATAGAAGTAGAAATATTAGCAGAAAACTTTCTAAACGGCAAAGAAAATAGTCCTTACAAATACATATGGCCTATCATGTTCATTGCCAGTGAAGTTAAAAGTAGTCTCACTGAACGAGGCACAGAATACAATATTAAATTCGCACATACGGGCGGTCATGCACAAACTGATCTAGTACAACCAATTAAAGAAACTACGACCATTAAAGGTGTACAAAATCTTAAACAATATTTTGAAAAACTTCAGCAAACATTAGAAGAACGAGAATTTAAATATGCTGCCGCAAGACAAAAGGCCGGCGGTAAAGATGTACCTGGTGGCAAAAATCCTGCAAGTAAAGATGATTATCATGACGAGTATCACTTCATACTAGAACCACGCTTAGAAGATCCTGGTTATGAACTTACAACCAAAGGTCCTGCGGATAAAGGTGTACAAGGTTCTTGGGATATCAGAAATTTATTTACAACTAAGATTTGGGATGTGACTACTCGTCCAGGAACAACTATCATGCAACAGATAACAAATGTCATGATGAGCTGTAAAAAGATTTCAGACTTATTGCCAGGAAGACCGAAACCTGCAACTGCTGATGCCAGTGGAAGTAGTGATCGTAGCACTAAGAATATGAAGGACATGTTAGGTACAGTTTATCAATTCTTTAGAGTAGAAACTTATAGCGTTTATAAATTATACGATTATATTAGAGGACGTTATGCAGTAAAGCATGTGTTCTTAATATATTTGGCTGATCAGCCAAATATGTTTCAATACCCTGATGAAATAGATTTATTAAACAGTTTAAGCAATAGAGATCAAGTAGAGCTGAAATTAAAATATTATATTCAAGAAGGTTTACTGGAAAAAATTTATTATCATAATTATACCGGTTTGAACAGTGACATATTAAAAGTAGATTTACAGTTTAATCAAACTTATTCATTACCTACATTTACGCAAGTTTGGGCAGACTACGGAACAACAGGTCCAGGTATGATGAATATACAAAATTATAATAAACGTACCAGTCCATTTGTGCATAGAGATGACAAAGGTGCTAGGGTTGCCATTGCTGATTTAAGAGCTGCCAAAGGAAAATTACAAGATCAAGCCAAAGATCTGCAAAAAGATGTTATTTCTACAGGAGCACAAAAGATTCAGCGTAGAAAAGAATATGATGCATTACAGAAAAAAATAAAAGACATTGACAACGAATTAAGCAAACGTGAACAGGAATTAGCAACTATTAGTGTTCCTGCTACACAAGCAAACGCTATCAATAATAGATCAGAATTATTAGATGCTCTTAAAGGAAGCTATGCCGAAGACATGAATTTTGTCAAACTTTTAGAACAGCAACAACTTATTGATTTTCCCAGCCTTCGTGCTAGAATGGAAATAAGTCCCATTGACGAATCTATAGAAACAATACATTCGGAAAATGAGCGTCTCATGGAAAAGATTTTTGCAGTTCAATTAAGCCCTAGAGACTTAATGGAACTAGAATTAGAAATCATTGCAGATCCTTATTGGCTGGGTGTGCCAAACGTTATTCTTCAAGGTAAAATAAATTTAGATAAAATAAAATTTCCTAAAAAAACTTCAGATGCAATTAAAGGCAAACTAAATGAAGTAATGCCTAAAATTGATCCTAGCTGGAATACTAAAACACCAGTTTGGGGTAATTATGGCGTAGCGCAGAAATATACAGGTAGTTCATTGATTTACTTTAATACTCAAGTACCTGATGGTAAATTTAATGACAAAGACATGCTGACGTTTAATCCCAACGATCAAGTTGTAGGTATATACATGGTTAAATTTGTAACCAATGAATTTAAAAACGGTTTATGGACACAAAAATTAAAAACAGTCAGAGATCCAACTATTCCTAGTTATGTATTACCTCGAGGTCTAACCAATGAAATGACATTTGAACAATATATGGATGATGTAATAGAAAGTCCAGTAAGAGCCATTGACAAATTAAATGAGTTGAAAAAAGAAAAAGAAAAAGAACGAGCCAGGGAATTAGGAACAAACAATATGGCTCCGGTTCCTGGCACAGAACCTCCTAAGACAACGAATTTAAATTCGAAGATGGCCAATGCATTGTCAAAACAAAAAGAATTGTTGGCAGCAAATCCTGCTCCACCAGTTAACGATCCTGTTGAAGTCGCAAAAGCATTGATGACTGGTTCTTCTATGAGCAAGTCCCAGGCCTATGATATTGCCAAAGCCAAATACATCGAAGAAGTCAACGCAAATGCAACACACATGGAAAAAATAAACAAGCAAGCCTATGAAGAAGCAAACATTACTAATGTTAAACCTTATGATGCTAAAACAATGTCCAGTCTAACTTTTGATCGCAGTGGCAATGGTGGAATAGAACAATGGAAAATGACGGCTAATAATATGGGTGAAAGATATGTTAAGAATCCTGCCGCGGCAAGTAATAACCCTGCAGGTATTGGTTATGATAGCGGCACTGACAAATATTATAGGTATAGTAACTTTTCTGATGGTATGGCTGCTGCCAATGAATATTATAATTATGGAAATGGGGTTAAACAAGCCGGCAATCAAGGCTCAGATAGATTGTTGTTACCAGCAGACGTCAAGCAAGATCAACAATTAGAATACATTAAAAATAAATTGAAAGGTGGCAAATAATGGGCAGTGGTAATATTGCAAATCCCTACGGTAATGCTAGAACTCCTAAAAGCTATAATGAAAATGCCAATAATAATGGCAATGCTAGAAGTCCCGGTGTATACATTGGTATAGTAAAAAAGAACGATGACCCACAGAACATGGGTCGTTTAGAAGTTTACATTAAAGAATTTGGCGGAGACCCTCAAATAGAAAAATCTTGGATAACTGTAAGCTACGCCAGTCCATTTGCTGGATCGACTAATATATTTGATCAAGGTGCAAATGTCACAGAATATGAAGATACAATGAAAAGCTATGGCTTTTGGGCTGTTCCTCCAGACATTGGTGCTCAGGTTCTTGTAGCTTTTAATGCAGGTAAAACCACTGAAGGATATTGGTTTGCATGTTTATATCAACGAGGAACACAGGTCAGTGTGCCGGGGATACCTTCTAAAAATACACACGGTGGTAAAAATAAACCAGCAGCTCCAAAGAATAAACGAGACTCGAATCCAGATTTAGAAAAATATGTAGAGCACAAGCCCATGAGCGATGCGCTGAAAAAACAAGGCTTGGAAAAAGATTTATTAAGAGGATTGACCAGTAGCAGTGCAACAAGAGAAAGTCCTAGCAAAGTAGTGGGTATACTAACTCCGGGGCAACATCAATTTGTCATGGACGATGGCGACAAAGATGGCAATAATAAACTAATCAGACTTCGAACTACAAATGGCACACAATTATTATTAGATGATGCTGGCGGTCACATTTATCTAATTACTAAGAATGGCGAAAACTGGGTTGAACTCAGCAATGACGGTGCAATACATATCTATGGCGGCAACGATATAAACATAAGAAGTAAAAGTAATATTAACTTATACGCAGACAATGATGTTAACATAGAAGCAGGTAGAACTATTAACATGAATGCCAAAGAAGGTAATTTACAAATTCAAGCCGCAGGTGATCTTAATTCAACAGTTCAAGGTAGTACTAGACTTACCAGCGTACTTAGCAGTCATGTATATAGTGGTACAGCACATTATGAAACGGCAAATGTTATTCATATGAATGGTCCAGATGCTGAATTGGCCGCGGCTATTCAGTCTTATAAACTAGCAGTGAATCAAGGAGTAACTGAAAGTATATGTAGTGTAGTTCCAGAGCGCGAACCTTGGTTTGGTCATAGTGGAGCAATCAATCCAGTTGGTCCTGGTAATCAACAAATGAAAACAGATCCCAAGCCCAACGAAACTCCTCGACAACCAGAAGAAAAAGAACAAGGGGCACCGATTAGTACCCCTAGTGAAAAACAAGATGAAGTTGATTTGTCAGATGCCACGGCCAGTGACAAAGCCATTGGCGCAATTAAGAAAAGCAATGGATATAGTCCAGTAAATACAAATGATGCAGGTACACAAAGTGGTGGCTATGGCAGTGATATGATTAATGGTTCAGCAAACACCGCAGGCAACACCGATACTGATAATACCGGTAGTGGCACTACTGGCAATGTACAAGACACAGGATTAGGTTAATATGGCAACAGAAATGTCTACTTTTTTATCGGCAGCAACATTTGAAGAGTTTGATAAAAAGCTCGCAGAAGCTGCCGCGGCAACTGCGGCATTGAGTAAAGGTGTTGCAGATATTCCAGGCTTGACTGGAAAAACTATCACCGAAAAAAATCTCATTAATAATTTAACCAATGGTATTAGTCCAGCACAGGCTGATAATATGCTGGCAAAAGATATAATTAGTAATGAAGCATCAGTGAAAAAAACTTTAGCCTCTACAAGGGTAACCAAAATTCCACAAAATGTTTTTGACGGATTAGTTAGTTTTCAAAATCAAGTTGGTGATATAAGCTATGCATATATTGGCGGCAGTAAAGTGGATCTAACATCTTTTTATCAAAACGGCGAATGGGATAAAGCTGCCAGCTTTATTGCCGCAGATGAAAGAGATCGTCCTAGAAGAATACGAGAAGCATTAATGATAGTCAGCAATGATTATGGCCCTGATGTTGACGAAGCTTCTATTGTTAGACAAGGCTTGGACAATGCCAACGAGTTAATAGCCAAAGGCAAGTTAAATGAACAAACTGGTGATCCTGCCACTGATCAACAAGTGTTGGCCACAGCTACAAATTATATCAAAGAAACTGGTAAGGCTGTGCCTAATCAAAGTTTTGCTATTAGTTCAGCGGCTAATAACAATGAACTAGAAGGGCTAGTCAAACAAACTGCGGGACCGTGGCCTTATTAAAGCTGGTCATTTTGACAGTTCTTCCATAAAGTGTTCATGTACAGGTTGGTGAGCAACTCTAGTTAGCCATCCATTGTTAATACATTCTACAATTATTCTTTTGTAGGAGTCGGGACATTGCGAATTTATTTGAAGTGCCGCTCTAGGCACTAACGAAATACCATCCGGACTAAAATGAAAATCATTAGAGTCTTGCAAATATGTTTTAATTTTTAGACTTGAGCTTGTTGTAAACATTTTTAATACTTTGAAAAAGGTTATAAAATCTCAATGAGTGAGTATTAATCATAGGTCTGTGATGCGGGCATCGTCCTTGATTATAATCACAGAGTACTGAATACTCTTTTCGGCAAGTAGTGCATTTCATTTTTTAAGAGCTTCAACAAAAGCAATTTTTCCCAGTTCCGCTCCAAAGTCTTCTTCACTGGTAATAATATGCAGGCTCGTATAATGTCTATCCGCTCTTGAATCATAGCGATTAATCTCAACAATTTTGCCTCCAGAAGCATTGTATACTGTAAATCTCAAAGGTTCGTTTTCACTGCCCAGTGTTTGACTATGATGACCACGAGTACTAATAAGTGCGCCGATTTTTCTATCAGCATAAGGAGTTGGCACTGACTCATTAGAAAAGATAAAGTCGTGCAATTTTTGTCGCAGCCAATTTTTCATAGATAGTCTTCGTAGATTTTTTTAGCAATTTCACTGGCAACACATTTTGCTTGATCCAAGTCATGTGTGGTGTGAATGCACCTATTATAAGATTTTGGATCATCTATGATTTGCATAATATCTTCTATAATAAGTTTAGCAAACAAGTCGTGATCAAAATTAGAGTAGGGATTGTAGCATTTTAATGCTAGTTCTTTAATTCGTGTATTCATGTAAAGCCTTAATATCCTGGTGTTTTACTATTATAACATAATAGATTTGTTTGTCAAACTTAATTGGCAGATCTAAATGTATACTAATACGGGGACCTTCTATATGGTTAATTACTGTATCGTTGCCAACTGTTCCTATAAAAGGAATTTTGTTCCAATAACCAAAAACTCTATCTCCAATATACCAAATTGGTTCATACCCTATACGATTAAAATAATCAGTTTGATTTCCCATTACAATTTTTCTCCTGCTTCGAATCCACGAAAACGTAAAAATCTAGGAAATCGCAGACTGTATGTACCGTCTTGATTTTGTGTAATAGCATCGGCTCTTACTTCAACCACTGCTCCAAGAAGTGTATTACGATTAGTCCAATAGTCAATGCGGTCATTATCAGTGAACCCGCTACCACAATTGACTTGAATAAATCTTCCCCCGTCGTCTCCTGAGCAGATGAGTGCGCCCAATCGCCCTTCATTTCGTCCTGTTCCTTCTTCAACACCTTGTACCTCCAAACTTACTTCAATAAAAGGCTTTAGTTTTAACCAAGCATGACTGCGCTTGCATTCATAAGGAGCCTGAGGATCCTTAATCATAATGCCTTCATAGCCGCCTTCGATGGCCAGTGCATTAATCTCTTTGTACTTACGTTGTCCAGATTTTGAATCCAGATCTACAAGTTCTTGTCCTACCATTGTTACGTTGGGCAACGAATCTTGATGATGATTTATAAATTTTGTTAAATGACTGCTACGGAATTCTTGAGTGGCATTCCAGGACCCTAGTTCGAAATGTACCAAAGGCATGCAATCAAACAAATGTAATACTGCATCTTCTGCCTGTACATCACTTTTGCGATGTACCTGCTTCATCAAGTCCTGGAAACTACTGCTCATAATCTCACCATCAAAGACCCAAGGTTCTACCAGTGTATCTGCAATAGATTTAAACTGTTCCACTATATGTGGAAAGTTGACAAACTCTTTGCCATTGCGACTAAACATATTGACACGACCATCAGGGTGTACAATAGTGATAACACGAACACCATCAAGTTTAACTTCGATAAACTTCTTCCCTGCGACCTTGCTTTCATGGTTAGCACTATCGTGAGCAAGCTGACAACCAAAAACAGGAATAGTATAATCAACATATTTCTTCTCCACTACTTTATTAATTGTTTTTTCGCTGACACCACAGCGTAGATCTTTGATAAGGATACGACGATACCAACCGTTCCATTGTGCATTAGTGCAGTTGGACATTAGTTCGTCAATGGTGTCACGAGCAAGGTTGCCAGTGATACTACGATTAATAAAGCCTGTGATGACCAGTGTAAATGAATCCCAATCAACGCCAGGACCATCAAGGCCACTGCGTTCTGGAACTTGTTTAATGCCAAATGTGATTGTACTGTCCAAGGCAAGACGACAGCCATGAAAAAATTCATCGTTGCCCGCCTCGGCCTGGGCAAGGATGATTTGTTCTTTGTTAGTGCGAAGATTATGATCTTCTAAACTACTGATAACATAATAGCAGGGATCTGACATGTAGTCTCCAAAAATAATCTCTATGCCATATTATAACAGCATAGAGATTCTGTGTCAATTACTTTTTGGCAATTTGTTTTGCTGCCTCAAAAATACGCATGGCATCTTGTAAACGAAAGTTATCCTGTCGATAATGCCAATCTTTTTTACGTTGAGCAGTATCTAATGCGTCCATTAATGCATATTTGTCTTTTAAATTATTTGTTTGCATTAGTAATGCTGACATATCTACAATATCTAAAGCATACTCTACCCATTTGTGTGTGCTATTAATTTTATCTTTTTGTAAAAAAACTAATTTGTTTGAACCCGTTTTTGCATACTTTTGTTTGTAATTTGCTACATTCATAAAAATACCTACTTGTTGTGGTCAAGTAGGTATTTTAACACGATTTTGATTTTATGTCAATTATTCGTAGTGATGTTCTTGCATTAAATTATACCGCTTACGATATAACAATGATAGTTCATCTTTGAGTTTAAGTTTTTCTTTTTTAAGTGTTTCTACTTGAAATTCATCCCAGGATTTTTGGGCGAGTATTTGTTCAATTTGTCTTGCTACCTGTGTGTGACGATTGTCCACAGTTCTGATGTGATGTTCCAGTGAGTCGATGTCCATTTCAATCTCCTTAAAAACTGTCATAGTTGACAATACGTATTTAATGCCGTATAATGCTTTTTAGCATTAAATACATTTATGAGCGATACACTTTTACTCAATTCAGATGGCAGTCCACTGTCAATGTTACCACCCAGCGTTGTTGATTGGACTATGGCAATCAAACTAGTCTTTTTAAACAAAGTTTCAGTGATCAAAGAATACGACGATTGGATAGTGCATAGCCAAAAATTGGCCATCCCAGTGCCCAGTATTATAATGACCAAGCGTTATGTGCGTCCAAAAAATAGAGTATTGTTTAATCGTAAAATGGTTTACCTGCGTGATAATTATACTTGCCAATACTGCGGAGATCAATTCCAAGCCAAAGACTTGACATTAGATCATGTCACTCCAAAAAGTAAAGGTGGCAGAAGCTCTTGGAGTAATTTAGTCACTTGCTGTGGTACTTGTAATTGGCTTAAAGGCGCCAAGGCCATAGAACCGTTGACTAAACCAAAAGAACCCAGTTATTGGCAAATGGTCAAAGTTGTTAAACAACATAACCCTTATCATATGCGAGATCCTGCTTGGGCAGAGTATCTAGGCTATGAACAACCAAGGCAAGCAACAGGATAATAAAAGGCACTTAATGTGCCTTTTTTATTGACTTGTTATCTACATACATTATTCCATAATAAATACATGTATGAGAGTCTTTAAAGGTTATAGTACAGTGGGCAAAGAATGGGGCAACTTCAAAATCTATGATATTGAACTTGCTAAACGTGACTTGCTCAATGAAATGTATACTCGCAAGGGTGAAAGATTGATGAGTCCTGAATACGGTTATATTGTTTGGGATCTACTATTTGACCCATTGACTCATGAATTAGTACATGTTATTAGGGAAGATACTCTGAGAATAATTAGCAGAGATCCTAGACTAGAACTTAATACATTAGACGTTACTGAGAACGTTGATTTACAAACATTAACAGTGAAAGTAATTTTGAACTATGTTCCTACCGCGACAATCACTGAACTAGTAGCAGTTTTTTCCAGAGACCTAGCTTCAAATAAACTACAAGGATAAGGCAATGCCAAAAGCAATTAGACAAGAAAACCTATATGGTGCAGAAGATTGGAGCATAGTATACAGCAGTTTTAAAAACGCTGAATTTACTAGCTATGATTTCGACACATTGCGCGACAGCATGGTCGGCTATATGCAAGTTAACTATCCTGAAGAGTTTAATGATTACATTCAAAACAGTGAATTTATTGCATTGTTAGACTTGGTAGCTTATGTGGGTCAAAATCTAGCATTCCGCATGGATTTAAATGCTAGAGAAAACATTTTAGACACAGCAGAAAAGCGTGAAAGCGTATTACGTATTGCACGTATGTTATCGTATAAACCAAAACGTGTTCGTCCTGCTCAAGGTTTCTTAAAAGTAACCAGTATTGTTACCACTGATCAAATTATTGACAGCACAGGTGCCAACTTGGCTAATAAAACAGTAGAATGGGGCAGTGATACCAGTGAGTTAGAATATGAACGTTTTATTAGAATTCTAAATGCGGCATTCAGTGATAACAATAAATTTGGAACTCCTGTAAAAAGATCAGTAAACAACGAATCCAGTAACATATTTGAAATATATCAATTTAACAATACAAATTTAATAACTAATTATCCTACCAGTGCCATCGTAGACGGCATTGATTTGAATTTTGATTTACTGCCTATTGATATTGATTCCTCTGGATTTATTACACAGTCTGAACCAGACTATCAAAATGCTTTTAGTGTCATGTATAGAAATGATGGCAAAGGTGTTGGTAGTACAAAAACTGGATTCTTCTTTTTAGCCAAGCAAGGTTATATTACTAGTACCATTGAATATATATCTACTCCTGTGGCCAATGCAGTAATAGATTTGCCACAGACAGAAAATATCAGTGAAGAAGATTATTTTGTACAAACCGTTGATCAGTATGGCAATGTATTAAAAACTTGGACAAGAGTTGGAAATTTAGACTTTTCAAATATCGTAGTCAATGAACAAAGCGGAGTTACTAAAGATATATTTGAAGTAATTTACAGTGACAATGATATCACTAGTATTAAATTTGGCGATGGTACATTTACAAATGTTCCCTCTGGTTATATTCGTATATGGTACAGAACAGCAGAAAATGATTTTATTAAAGTCAGAGCAGGTGAAATTAATAATGTTATATTTGATATAACATATACTAACTCTAACAATCAAAATCAAACATTGTCTATGGTGTTAGAATTGCAGGACAATATGGTCACTGGACTTCCTGCCGAGTCCTTGGCTGAAATTAAACAAAACGCACCAGAAGCATTTTATAGTAAAAATAGAATGGTAACCGGTGATGACTACAACGGCTTTTTACCAACACTAAACAATGATGTATTGTTTATGAAAGCCGAGAACAGAACATTCAGCGGACACAGTCGCAATGTCGATTTACAAGATCCCACAGGTAAAAGTAGACCTTTGTTAGAGTTTGCCGACGATGGATATTTGTACAGCACAGAATATACTAAGAATTTTTATATTGCAGATGATACAAGCCGCCGAACAGTTGATTTGCTGGACGAATACATCGAAAATAAACTCAGTGATATTAGTTTGTTGAATTTTTACTATGGTAAATTAAACTTAGATGGACAGACTAATTCGACTAATTTTGACTTAGTCAATATGGGTAAAACTCCGTGGTATGCAATATTAAAGACTGCTCAGATAACAGCTGACGATTCGAATTTAAATACCCTTAAACAAATTCAAGTAGAAGGTATCAACACTGACAATGCGTGGGATAGTTTTGACATCGATGGCGGTATGATTCAAATCAATGATGAACTATTCAGTTATACAGGAATCAATAAAAGTACTAATACATTCACCGGAGTCACTCGTGCTCGTCAAGGAACTAAGCCCGCATTACATGTTAAAGGAACAAACGTTTACAAAGTCTATGATTATAGATGGCGATCTGCATACTATGATTTAACTGGTTCCAACGGTTATGTGTCTCAGTCTAAAAATAATCCAACTCCACAAAAGTTGGGATTTACTACCAGCGGTCCATTACGCACAGTACGTCCAGGAAGTTTTATTAAATTTGAAGACAGCACTGGTTCGTT